GTTTCCCAGTCACGATCTAAAAAAGAAGACATTAGCGGAAGCAAAAAGCACCACTAAAACACACCCAGAAGCAGATCTTAAAAACGAGATCTATGACTGGTTAAGAGAAATGCAACGCAAATTTTTTATGCAAAACGAAACAAATTCAAAACTAAGGAGACAACCATGAAAGTAATTGAAACAAGAGAAAATGGAACAAAGCGAGTCTACACAAAAGTAGATAAAAAATCTAAGACAGATCAACAGTACAAAGATGACACTGATGTAAATAGAATCATGTCACGATTTAAAACTACCGGACAGATAGCACATCTCGCAAAAAACGAAGGTAAATTCGCAGACGTTTCAAATATTCAAAGTCTTCATCAAAGCCTCGTAACTGTTCGCGAAGCTGAATACGCTTTCGCTCAATTACCTGCTAAAGTCCGAAAATTCTTTGATAATGACATGAGAAACGCAGAAAAATACCTCGCCGACCCCGCCAACAAGGAAAAGGCGATAGAATTAGGGCTACTTAAAAAGCCCGCACCGGAACAGGAAGTTCCGGGCGGAACCGGCGGTAGCCAAGGAGGTGAAGTTGATACCAAAGTGGTTAAAGAAGCTAATCCAGGCGATTCTGGATCTGCTTCCAGTTAAAGAAAAAACCGCAAGATAGAAAAAAATCTTTAGGGTTTTAAGGGTTGTCAGATTGACAGCCCTTTTTTAATACCCATAATCACCTCAGACAATTAAGTCATAACAAAGGAAATTAGATGTTACTCAAAATTTACACAATCAGAGACTCAAAAGCAGAAGTGTATACAACACCCTTCTACAAAAAAACACACGGCGAAGCCGAGAGAGACTTCAGGTCAATGTCAAACGACGATAAAACGACGATAAACAAATACCCTGAAGACTTCGATCTCTACTATTTAGGAGAATACAACGACAATACAGGATTTATAGAATCCTTAGAAACTCCACAACACATCGTAAAAGCAGTGAACTGCTTACAAACATCAGTACTGCCGAATGAGGCAGTGTAGAGCCCTCTCGGCGACTGAGAAGGGCGAGCAACAAGCGAGCAGAAGGGGTCCGGGGATTTTTCCCCGAAACCCCACAAGGGGGGAATCAACACCCCCCTTATTTTATTCAAAATAAACACATAGCGTCATAGACGCATCGTACCACTAGCAACGCTGCTAGTAATAAGTCCCTAAAAAGGGCGGCAAAGACACTCCCTTGTTGTACTTTGCCGTACTGACACGTAAAGTGGAAGTAACTCAAAAGGAGCTAAGAATGAAGCGACAAAAACTTTCAAAAAAAATCTCTAAAAAGATTTACAAAAAAAATACAGGAGTCCAGAGACTAAACAGAATGCGCGCGTCTTCTATGCGCGGCGGAATTAGACTTTAAAAAAAAAGGCCCAAGACAATGCACTGTCTCAGACCCATCAAAGCCGGTTTCAATGCAACCGGTGATATAACATTTTCATCGAAAAGACGCGATAAGTCAATAGAATCATTCCAATTTGACTGCCGCAAATGTCTACCTTGCCGACTAAATATCGCAAGGGAAAAAGCTATTCGCTGTATCCACGAAGCAAAAATGCACGAAAATAATATTTTCTTAACACTCACATACGATCAAGAAAATTTAAAATCAGACAGACTAATATATAAAGATTTCCAACTCTTTATGAAAAAACTAAGAAGAAACACGCCAAAAGACTACGATAGTAAGCATACCCACATCCCATTTATGGTGACGGGAGAATATGGTGAAAAAACTAAAAGACCTCATTGGCACGCTCTGCTCTTTAATTACAAACCTAAAGATGCCAAGCATCTATATACCACAAAGCATGGTGAGAAAGTATTCGACTCTGTATTACTATCTAAATTATGGGGTAAAGGAAAACTCGAATTCGGATCAGTCACAATCGACAGCGCCGGATACGTTGCAAGATACGCAGCCAAAAAATTAGCTCATGGAAAAGACCAAGATCACGATTACCATCCCATACATAAAACCTCATCCAGGAGAGCGATAGGCAGAACATGGATAGAGAAATATTACAAGCATACATTCGAAAATGGTTTCATAGTCTTACCAAATGGACAAACGACCAAAATACCCAGGTACTATGTAGACTGGTGCAAGGTACACAAGCCGGAAATATACACGGAATATGTAACAGGAAGACGAGAAGAAATCATAGACAAAGCAAAAATGAAAGCCCGAAAGGAGGAGCTAATATATTTATCAGAAATGGCCAACACGCCATTAGGGTCGATAAGACCCATCACAAGAACAAAGGTAAAGGAAACAATATTAAAATCACGCTTTAAGCGATTACAGGAGCATTTAAAACTATGAGAGACGCATCAATAGGAACCTTAGGGAACCGAAACTCACAACACTCATTCTCGCAGATACCTGCCGTCAATATGGAAAGGTCAGCATTTAACCGTTCATTCGGAATCAAAGACACATTCGATTTCGATTATTTAATCCCATTCTTCTGCGATGAAATTATCCCAGGAGATACTTGCAATTTAAATGTAAAAACATTTGCAAGATTAGCAACACAGGTTGTTCCATTCATGGACAACGCCTACATTGATTATTTCTTTTTCTTCGTACCAAACCGATTAGTATGGGATAATTGGGAAAAGTTCAACGGAGCCCAAGATGATCCAAACGATTCGACAGACTTCACAGTTCCTCAAATCGCAGCACCAGCACCATCAGGTTTCACTAATGGCGATATCTACGACAAATTTGGACTACCTACAGAAGTCTATAATGCCCAAAACCCATACACTATTAACGCTCTACCATTAAGAGCATATAATCTTATTTATAATGAATGGTTTAGAGATCAGAACTTGATTGATTCAGTTACTATCAATACTGGCGACGGACCAGACGCATCAACAGATTATCAACTGTTAAAAAGAGCTAAACCACATGACTATTTTACGTCATGTTTACCATGGCCACAAAAAGGCGATGCAGTAACGCTTCCACTCGGAACAACGGCACCAATCAAAACAGCAGCAGGAACAGGAGACGATATAACTGTATTTTCAACTGTGACTAGTGATTACCAAAAATTAGATGCCGGAGCTGCATTCGTAGATTTATCTGCAACGAATGGTGTAGCTTCAAACACTGTATATGCAGACCTAACAAACGCAGCATCAGCAACAATCAATCAATTTCGCTATGCCCTAATGACACAAAGTCTATTGGAATTAGACGCACGCGGAGGAACACGTTATGTCGAAATCATCAAAGCACATTTTCAAGTCACCATTCCCGATTACAGAATCCAACGTCCTGAGTTTCTTGCAGGAGGTACGACAAGCCTCGCACAACACCCAGTTGCCCAAACATCAGAGACAAACACAACAGATCAAGCAAATCTCGCAGCCTACTCAACAGCTTCAACTATGGGACGAAACATCGGATTTTCTAAATCCTTCCAAGAACACGGATTCGTCATTGGACTGGTTCAAGCACGAGGTGAGGTCACCTATCAGCAAGGTCTAAACAAAATGTGGTCACGCGAAACGCGCTACGACTACTTCTGGCCTAAACTTCAAGAATTAGGAGAGCAAGCAGTACTAAATAAAGAAATATATATACAAGGTCTCGACGAAGATGACGACGTCTTCGGATATCAAGAACGATACGCCGAAATGAGATATAAACCCTCAGAGATCCGCGGCCAATTTCGGTCAAACTTCGCTCAAACTCTTGATATATGGCATCTTGCAGAGGAGTTTTCATCAGCTCCATCATTAAACCAAACGCTCGTAGAATCAAATACACCTATCGAAAGGTCTTTAGCGGTAACAGGTTCGTATCCGCATCTACTTTTCGATGCATGGTTCGACTATAAACATGTTCGACCAATGCGAGTGTACGGAGTACCAGCAACCCTAGGAAGGTTCTAAATGGCCTTCCCATGGATGGCAGCAGCAGTAGGAGGAGGCGCCCTAGCGGGCGTCCTCGGACAAGGTTCGGCCAACAGAACCAATCGCGACATCGCACGCGAGGCAAATGCCTTTAATGCACGCGAAGCTGCTAATAACAGGTACTTCCAAAGTCAAGAAGCTCGAACAGCAAGAGCATTCATTGACCAGGAGACCCAAAAAGACAGATCGTTTCAAGAACGAATGTCGAATACTCAATTTCAAAGGTCCACAGCAGACTTAAAAGCCGCTGGCCTTAATCCCTTGTTAGCGCTCCCAGGGGGAGCAGGCACACCCGGCGGAGCAGCCGGAACGGCTAGCGCTCCCGGTGGTGCTCAAGCCCAAGCAATGGGCGCTACAGTTCAAAACGAACTAGGCGGCCTAGCATCGTCAGCCCAAGGTGCAGCACAGCT